AGGCGCCGAGTTCAGCTATGGGACCATCGCCGAAAGCCGGGAAACCTATCGCCTCGCCACCTTCGGCCGCATCGTCGCGCTCACCCGGCAGGCCATCGTCAATGACGATCTGCGCGCTTTCGACCGGGCGCTCGGCACGGCGGGGATGAAGGCTTCCGATCTCGAAAGCGGTCTCGTCTACAACGAGATTCTCTCGAACCCCCTCTTGGCCGATGGCGTCACCCTGTTCTCGGCGGCGGCGGGCCGCGCCAACCAGGGCACGGCTGCGGCAATCACCGAGACATCGCTCACGCAGGCGATCGAACTGATGACGCAGCAGCGCGAGATGACGCCTGCCGGCGTTACAGGCGATCAGATCATCAACAACTACCCGCGCTATATTCTGGTGGCGCCGGGCACGCGAGCCATCGAAGCGCGCAAGATCATCGCCCAGACGACACCGGCGCAGGCGTCGCAGGTCAACCCCTACGCCAACGCTTTCGACGTGATCGAGGAGCCGCGCCTCTTCAACACGGCTGGTGCGCAGCGCTGGTGGCTGGCGGCCGATCCCGCGACCATCGACACGATCGAATACTGCCGCCTCGAAGGCCAGTCCGAGCCCTTCCTCGATCAGCGCGTCGGGTTCGAGGTCGATGGCGTCGAATTCAAGATCAGGCACGACTTTGCGGCGAAGGCGATCGACTTCCGCGGCCTGTTTTTCAACGCCGGCGTCTGATGGCGACGCGACCTTAACCCGAATTCAAGGAGACCCATCCCATGCGGAACTTCATCCAGGCGGGCAACACCGTGGTGGTGCCCGCACCCTATGCGCTCACGTCCGGCCAGGGCGCGAAAGTCGGCCAGCTTTTCGGCGTCGCCACCAACGACGCCGCGCTGTCTGCCGATGTCGCGCTCGATCTCACCGGCGTGTTCGAACTCACCAAGATCGGTTCGCAGGCCTGGACGGTCGGCGCGCTTGTCTACTGGGACGACACCAACCGGCGCTGCACGACCGTTGCGACCGCCAACCTGCTGATCGGCGTCGCAGCGGCAGCAGTCGCGGGCGGCGCGGGCAACACCACCGGCCGCGTTCGGCTCAATTCCTCCTTCCGGGCGAACGATCCGTGATCGACGCTTTCGCTTCGGCCATCGATGCGCTCTTCGCCGATCCCAATATCGGCGAGGACGCTTTGTGGAAGGCGGGCGGCGTTGGCGCCGGCGTCGCCGTCCGCATCATCCGCAAGTCGCCCGACCGGATGGCGGAATTCGGCGAAAGCCGCGCCATATTGCCGACCGTCGGTATCGATATACGGCGCTCGCAGGCCGCAACGATCAATGAGGGCGATCTGATCGTGATCGGTGCCGAGACCTATCGGATCATCGGCGAACCGATGGGCGATGCCCTCGGGCTCGTTTCGGCCTGTGAGGCCGTGAAGGTGTGATCTGTGCGCTTCAGCATCCAGCGTCCCGATCTCGGCAAAGCCCTTGCTGAAACCGAGAAGGATATCGAGCGCGCCGTCACGTCTGGGATGCGCGACGCTGCCGATGGCCTGAAGCAGGATCTCCGCGAGGATGTCGTCGCGGCCGGGCTCGGTGAACGGATGTCGCGGACATGGCGGGGAAAGACCTTCCCCGAGGTGGGCGAGAGTGCCGAGGCCGCAGCCTATGTCTGGTCGCGCGCGCCGAAGATCGTTGATGCCTTTGACCGGGGCGTGGTGATCCGCTCGGCGCGCGGTCTGTTCCTGGCGATCCCAACCGCTGTCGCCGGCAAGAGCGGACGGAACGCCGTTGGCTCGCGCGAGAAGATCACGCCGGAAGGCTGGCAACGGCGAACCGGCCTGAAGCTGCGGTTCGTCTATCGCCGCGGCCGTCCTTCGCTGCTGGTCGCGGATGATGCCCGGATCAACACACGCGGGCTTGCCGCCCGCAATCGCCGCAAGACCGGACAGGCCAGCGTGATCGTGTTCATCCTGGTTCCGCAGGTGGCGCTGAAGAAGCGCCTCGATGTCGAGAGCGCCGCCAAACGGCAAGCCGCGCGCGTGCCCTCGTTGATCGCGCGACACTGGCCGCAATCCTGAAGGCTTAATCCACCATGGCTTCGAAACGCGAAACCGTCCTTGCGGCGGTGAGGTCGCTTGTCGCCGCTGCCCTGCCGGGCGCGGAAGTGAAGCGCAATCTGGCCAAGGCCGAACGCATTCCGCCCGGCGGGCTGGTCGTGATCCGCGACGGCGATCCAGGCGAGCCGGAGGTCAGCCTCTCGCCGCTGACCTACCTCTATTCACACCGCATCCAGCTTGAGATCGCCGCCTATGAGAGTGCGACGCTCACCCGCGAGCAGGTGCTGGACGCCATGACCGGCGCGATCGGCGCGGCGGTCATGGCGAACCGGACGCTCGGCGGGCTGTGCGACTGGATCGAAGCAGAAGCGCCGGTGACGGACGATATCGAAGCGCTCGGCGCCTCACCCGGTCGCTTCGCCGATCTCGCGATCCTCGTCGTCTACGCGACGACCGATCCTTTGAACTGAACCAACAACGACAGGAGTATTCCCATGGCACGCGCACGCGGCGCCAACGCCGTCATGGCTGCGGTGTTTGAAGCCACCTATGGCGTCCCGCCCGGCACGGGCTTTCGCAAGCTGCCCTTCGTCTCGGCCAATCTCGGCGAAGAGCAATCCCTGATCGAGAGCGATCTCCTCGGCTATGGCCGCGATCCGCTGACGCCTGCCTATGACGTGGTGTCGAACGAGAGCGACATCGTCGTTCCCATGGATCACCGCAACATCGGCTTCTGGCTTAAGGGCCTTTTCGGCAATCCGACCACCGTTGCGACCGTTGCGGCCAAGGGCTCGATCCTGTTCTCGGCGCAGCCCGCCGTGAACGCGACGATCACCATCAACGGCACGGCGTTCACCGCCGTCGCCTCCGGCGCGACCGGCAACCAGTTCAACATCGGCGCGAACCTCGCCGCAACGCTTACCAACATCGTGACCGTGCTTACCGCGAGCGTTGTGCCGGCCGTCCAGCAGGCAACTTATACCCAGACCGGCGGCAACACGCTGGTGATCACCCGAACCGCGCTCGGCCCGACGGGCAACACGTTCACGCTGGCGGCTTCCACGTCGCCCGCCTCAAACGGCACGGTCTCGGGCGCAACACTCACCGGCGGCGCGAACGGCCACACCTTCGTGTCAGGCACACAGACCCTGCCGTCGATGTCGATCGAGGTCGGCCTTCCCGACGTGCCGTTCTTCGGCATGAACTACGGCGCGCGGGCGAACAGCCTGTCCGTCCAGGCGCAGCGTTCCGGGCTTCTCTCGGCAACAGTCAACGTGATCGCCCAAGGCGAGGCGACCGCCACCGCGACGGCGGCAGGCACGCCGACCGTTCTCGATGTCGAGCGGTTCAGCCAGTTTCAGGGATCGATCACGCGCAACGGCGCGGTGCTCGGCAACATCGTCTCGGCGGAACTGATGTATTCGAACAACCTCGAAAAGATCGAGGTCATCCGATCCGACGGGCGCATCGCCGATATCGATCCCGGCATCGTCAAATGCTCGGGCAATCTCAACGCGCGGTTTCAGGATACGAGCCTGCTCGATCAGGCCACCGCCCGCACGCCGTGCGAGATCGCCTTCGGCTGGACCATCGACGCCAGCCGCTCACTGCTCTTCACCGCGCATCGCGTGTTCCTGCCGCGCGGCAACCGGCAAATCCAGGGACCGGGCGGCATTCAGATGCCCTTCGCCTGGCAGGCCGCGCTCGATCCGGTCCTGACCAAGACCTGCACCGTCGTTCTGACCAACGACGTGGCCTCCTACTGATCTTTCCTTCCCCGCAACCCGCCATCCAGACCAAGGAGCCACCATGCTCAAGCTCGAACCCGTGTCCGCCGAACCCTTCTGGCTCGATGTGCTGCCCGGCGTGCGCATCCAGTTCCGCCCCGTCTCGGTCGCCGCAATGCTGATCGCGCGCGGCGCGGCGGGCGAAGCCCTGAAGGCTGGCGGCGAGCAGGCCACGATCGAGGCAGGCGCGGCCTTCACCCGCGCGCTCGCCCATACCGGCATTGTGGCCTGGGAGGGGATCGGCGATGCCAAGGGCAAGCCGATCGATCCCGACAAGGAGGCCATCGAGCAATTGCTTGATCTCTGGCCAGCCTTCGATGCCATCGACCGTCTCTATGTCGGCCCGGCGCTGACGAGGCTCGACGAAAAAAACGTCTGATCGCCCTCGCCGAATGGCACTTCGACGGCGGCGAAAGCTATTGCGCCGCCTGTCCGCTGCGCTGTGCGGGCTGTCCCTATGATGAGCACGAACCCGAGACTTCCGAGGGAATGCTGGCGTGGGCAGTGATCCGCCGTTCGGCTGGCCAGGTTCGGGCGGTGATGGGCGGCGTCTATGCGCTCGATTTCGGGTCGATCCTGATGCTCGCCCACGCCATGGGCGCGCTGAACCCGCTTCTCGTCGATGTCCTGCCCGAGATTGAACCCATCGTCGTCAACGCCTATCGCCGGAACGCTGATCCATCATGAGCGCCACGAATGTCTCCATCCGCCTCGGCGTTGAGGGGAAGGCGGAGATCAAGCGCGCCTTCGAGGAGGTCGGGCAATCCGGTCAGTCGGCCTTCGGCTCTGTCGAAAAGGCGATGGACCGCTCCGGCGCCGCAACCGACCGCGAGGTCGCGCGGCTGAAGCGCCTGGCCGAAGCGGCGCGTATGGCGGGCGAAGCCGACGCCTCGCAGAAGCGGTTCAACACCGTTCTGAACGTTGACCGCCCGATCCCCAAATCCGCCCGCGACTCCGCCGGTGTCTTCGAGGAAGCAGCGCGGGAGGCGGAAAGCTTCGCGGCTCGGGCGAATGCGCTCCGCGCCGCGATCGATCCGCTCGGCGCGGCGCAGGCCCGCCTGAACCAGGAACTCGCCGAATACGCCACGCTCGCCAAGCGTGGCACAATCACCTCGGCTGAACATACTGCCGCGCAGGCGCTGGCGAAGCAGCGCTTCGACCAGACATCGCAGGCGATCAAGGGTGTGGGCGGTGCGACCGGCCTCACCCGCAACCAGCTTCTGACGCTGCAAT